ATTTGAGATGACTTCCCAATCATCGCAAACCATGTCAAAGGACAAAATCGAGTCCTTTGCAAGCCGACCTAAGAAATCGGTCGAACCTAAAATCGCTTTTGGCAATAAAGGTGTTGCTCGCATGTCTTCAAAGCGTTGTGACGAGATCGCAAGTCGATCCGCTGCGAAGATCGTGCGCACTGTCGTGGCAAGATCGTGTGCTGCGGCGAGTACTTCAGATCGAAGTACTCTTGCTCAACTTGTGGAATCACTCGTTTGGCCCTTTGTCGCTCGCCGTTCCCTTTCGAAGGAATGGTTCACGACAAAGAATTTTAGACGATTTATAGAATCGTTTAAAGTGACCGCGAAGAATATTGCATTCTTCGTGAATGATCAGAATCATGAACAGTCTTTCATAAAGTACTATCATGATCTCTATCTCTGTCAAGTGTTTCGTGATGCCCAGCGTCCCCCAAAGGATGCATGGATCACGAAACCGCTTTATGTTGGGTTCTTGAAGCGCTTTGTTGCGCGTGCTATTGCGAAGCGTGATGTATCTTTCATCTACTCTCTTCAGAAAGGATCTAAAAAGTCCTGGCCGAAGATGAGCGATGTAAAGAAAGATCAAGCTCTGCAAAAGCATGCCCAGAGGTTCTCAAGCAATCATGGAAATATTCCGAGAGATCTGTTTAATCGTATTAGACAGAATTCGAAGAATATTTTCAAGAAAGTTAGAGAACATCAAGCATCAAAGTTTATGCCTTCAGGGTCTGCATGCTTACAAGCCTCTCGCCGTAATGGCGGGGCGTTAAGTCTGTATCAGCCCTTTCAGTTCCCAAACAAGTCTGAGCCCGAATCTCAAATAGTCGGGCGGCTCCCGTACTTGCAAGCGGCCTTAACCAAATGGAGGAATAATTCTCACGGATACGCTGTATGGCGTGTCCTTGAGGGTTTATCCTTCAGATCGGAAAAGGGACTTGAGTTTCTTGATCTGGATATAGTTGCTATACCGGAGCCAGGAAAATTTCGAATTATTTCGAAAGGAGACGGATTTTTGTATTCGGCGATCCAGCCGTTACAAGGACTTATGATTGACGCGTGGAAGATGTATAAAGCATCAACCATGACGGATTCTGATCTGACTGAACGAGTGAGGAAAATCGATAGAAATATCGATTTTGGCCTCTGGTGTTCGGTTGATTATGAAGCCGCAACAGACCTTGTGAAGAAAGATTGTACTAGAACAGCCTTTAGTGGTTGTGAAGGTCTTCCTTTCTTTGATTTAGGGATGTTGTCACTTCATTTCAACAAAGTCCGTTACCCAGATGGGACAGAACTTGATCAGAAAGATGGACAGCCTATGGGCCATCCTCTCTCTTTCCCTCTTCTGTGTATCATTAACCTCTCAGTGTACCATACTGCGTTGCGCAGATGGGTCCTTGAAGCTGATGGAACAGAACGAGAGATGAAGTTACTGTGGGACAATGTGTTAGTCAATGGTGACGACATGTTGTTTAAGTGTAGGGAATCATTTTATCCAGTCTTTCTGAAAACCGCTGCTGATGCAGGGTTTAAGATCTCGGAAGGAAAGAACTACTTATCACGAGACTGTTGTATGATCAACAGTCAAGTGTTTCGTAGGACCTCCGGACGGATGGAGCGGTGTGGATATCTCAATCAGAAGTTACTAACAGGTCACGGTGTCAAAACCGGTGACTCGTTAGCAACTCCTATTGAGATCGCTCCAGAGCTGAATAAAATGTGTAGACTCGTCCCTTGGACGAGATGTTGTATTCCTAGAACGTTCCAACGCTGGTCGAAAGACTGGTTTGGTCCGATCTACAAGCCAAATTGGTATCTCCCTGTTCATCTGGGTGGTTTCGGTTTGGATATAGCGTTTGCGCCAAGTAATTGGACAACCACTAATTCCCAACGTAGAATCGCCCAGAAGTTCATAGAGAATCCCAAATTGGCATTGTATAGGAAGGCAAACATCCCGATCCCAAAGGATGACTACATTAATTCCCTAGCTAATTGGAGGATGATCTCCTATGATGAGAATACTCCGAATGTTGATAGTAACCTTGTCGAGGTTTCTGACTCATGGTTGGCTAAACTTGCTTACGCGAGTAGAGCCCACGATGGTGCCAAAGACCCCGATAAGGATTCTGTCATCATTCAGAGATTCTTATCAAAGAAGCGCAAGACGAAGGGTATCATGTCACATAGTGATCTCTTTGTTATGTGGAACGTGAAGTTTCTCGCGTTTAATCTTCCTCCTTGCCCACCATTTTCGGGTTTCAGAAATGTAGTATTTCCAGGGGGTTCTATGAACCCTCTGTTAGGTTTAGAAGTTGTAGAACACTAAACCTAACGTCCTGAGCATGACGTTAAACTGCTCGATGGGGTTATCTACTGTAATTGACCAAAACGGTATAGACAGCCGACCAGTGCTCAACGGGCACTACCTGTATCAAACCAGGTAAGTCCATGAGGTCCACTGGCTGTTTATCTAAGATTTCCGTACTAATCAAAATGTCGAGAGACTACACGGATCATCCTTCCCTCCGAGCTGTGAAGAACAGCGGGGAAGGTTGGTAGATGATGTATAGTCCCACCTGTCCGGTGGTATCCCATACTAGGACAACTACATTCTGAAATAAAGCGTGCCCCTTGACTCTTTAGATCGGACTTTATCTCCATAAAAATGAAGAAAACGAACGGAACCAAAGGAAAACAAAAGGCAAATGGTGGGAACAGAATGCTCGGACAACGTGGCGTTGCCGCAGCTTATTCTCGCGTCCAACGATCTTTTGAACCTAAGATTGTTGGAGGAGCCAGGAGTACTCGTATCAAGCACCGGGAGCTTATTGCAACCGTTACTGGTACAGTAGCGTTTACGAATTTCGGTTCGTTCTTCTTGAATCCTGGTTTGGCAGCTACGTTTCCGTGGCTATCAACCCAGGCGGCAAGTTGGGAACAATACCGATTTCATAAACTCTGCTTTGAGTACATCACTCGTGCTCCAACTTCCTCAACAGGATCAATTGTTCTGTCTCCAGACTATGATCCTCTTGATTCGGCACCAACCAGTGAGCAGCAGGCGATGAGTTATCGTGATGCCTCAGAAGATGCACCGTGGAAGGATCAAGAAGTGATTCTTGATCCAACTGCGATGTTTCCTCTTGGTCCACGAAAATACATTCGATCTGCTATCATTGGCGGGTCTGACCTTAAGACGTATGATGCAGGCGTTATGCATGTATCAACGACAGGTCAGGCTGGTACCGATGCCGTTGGGAAGTTGTTTGTTGAGTATGAAGTTGAATTCTTCATCCCACAAACAGGTTCTGGCGGGGCTGAGGCGAACAGGTCCATGTCAATGTTCAACTTGAGTGCTGACAATTCCTTAACAACGACGGTTGCTGAGGATGTCGCATTCGATGAGGTCATTGACAATGGACTTGGGGTAACTAATACCAGTGGGGTGTTTACACTTCCCGCTGGGAATTACCTCGTTCACGCAGAAATCGCGGTGGGCACTGATGGAACTGGAACGGCGGCAGTCTCACAACTAGTACTTGCAATGCTAGTTGATGGGGCTGCAGCTGTCCCACCCGTCAATGCACAACACGATGTCGGCAAGTTAGGTGGCACTAGTGCTATGATCTGGAGTTGTGGCATCAGTGGATTTGTTTCCTCTGATGGCACAAATACAGTTAGCATTAATGTCACTCTAACTTGTGCCGGGACTTGTGCCCTTAAACAAGACAAATGCCGAATTTGGCTTTTGTCCCTTTAAGAGTGCCTCGGGGTGCCAATCCCTGTCCCAAATTGGCCACAATCATACGAGATCACGCGTATGATCATGTTGAGCAAAGTGATACACCGAATATACCTTATTGCTAAGGTTTGAGTATGGAAAGGACTTCCAGGGACTCAAGGTGTCTTCGGACAGAGAACTCTGCCCGCCTAGGTAAACTAGGCACTTTACTCTTAGACAGTGATAGCACAGGCCAAGAAAACCTGTGGTGTAAAG